GTCGACTTCGAGAACAACGGCTCCTGGACCGACGTCAGCGCCTACCTGATGAGCTTGTCGATCAAGCGCGGGTCCAGCCGGGTCGAGGGCCCGCTGATCCGGTACGAGGCCGGCACGTGCGAGCTCACCCTGAACAACTCCGATCGGCGGTTCGACTCCACCCACCTGGACGGCCCGTACACGCTGCCGTCAGGGTCGGCTGCCTCGGGGATCCAGCAGGCCGAATCCAACCAGGTGCAGACCTTCGGGCACGGCTTCACGGTCGCGGTGGCCTCCACCGACCCGGAGACGGTCGAGGCCAGCCTGCGCGACTCCACGGCCACCACCTCCAGCAGCACGAGCTTCACCTGCACCAAACCGGCCGGCGTGGTGTCCGGCGACATCCTGATCGCAGAGCAGAGCGGCGACTGGAGCACCGCCGCCGCGATGGGCACGCCCACCGGCGGCTCCACCTGGCAGCTACTCACCAGCCGCGACATCGGCGAGGACGCCCTGCACAGCAAGATCTGGTGGAAGACCGCGGGCGGCTCCGAACCGGCCAGCTACGGCTTCACCCAGGGGACGTTCTCAGACGGGGCGGTGATCATCGCGGCTATACGCGACGCCACGGGCACGCCCAGCTTCGCCAGCACGGACAACCACGGCACCGCGTTCTTCGACACCCCGTCCATCGAACCGGCCGGCACCGCCGACTACGAACTGCGGTTCGTAGCCGCCAGCGGAGACGGCCCCGGCGCCGTCTGGGACTGGGCAAGCACCGACGACTACACCGAGGCCGAAGACGTCCAGCTCGGCAGCTTCACCACGGTGTCGATGGCCCACAAGTCGCTCAGCGGCCTGTCGAGCAGCAGCGGCGGCACGCTGGTCAAGCCCATGCGGCCGGTCCGAGTGCGCGCCATCTGGAACAGCGTCACCTACGACCTGTTCCGCGGCTACGTCAACAACTGGAACCTCGACTCCGACGGCCCGAACAAGAGCGTCGCCACGGTTCCCTGCACGGACGCGTTCAAGCTGTTCTCCCGCTTCGATCGGCGCGCAACGGACGCCGTGGCGGCGCCTTCCGAACTGTCCAGCGCTCGGATCAACCGCATCCTCGACAACGCCGGCTGGTCGGCCAGCTTGCGCAGCATCGCCACCGGTGACGTCACCCTTCAGGCGTCCACGCTCAACAGCAACCTCATGGAAGAGCTGCTGCTGACCAACGAGACCGAGGTCGGCGAGCTGTACGTGACGGCTGACGGCAAGGTGTTCTTCCGCAACCGCAACGCGATCAACAACGACAGCCGGTCCACCACCTCGCAGGCGACGTTCGGCGACGGCGGCGGGTCGGAGCTGCCGTACACCGGCCTGCCGCAGAGCGACGACGACACCCAGCTCGTCAACCGAGTCATCATCACCCGCGTCGGCGGCAGCGAGCAGGTAGCCGAGGACATCGCGTCGCAGGACGAGTTCCTGGTCAGCACCTACGAGCGCAGCGACCTGCTGTTCAACAACGACGCGGCCGCGCTGAACATGGCCCAGTGGGTGCTGTCCCTGTCGGCTCAGCCGGAGCGGCGGTTCGAGTCCATCGAGATCAAGCCGCAGCGAGACGACACCAACCTGTTCCCGCAGGCGTTCAACCGGCTCATCGGCGACCGGATCACCATCCGGCGCAGGCCACCGGGAGGAGGCTCCATGATCCAACAGGACTACTTCATCCGCGGCATCGAGCACGACGCGACCCCGGGCAAGGCGTGGGTCACCCGGTGGACGTTGCAGTCCACGGCGTCCGGCGGGTCGTTCTTCATCATCGGCAACGCCACCCGCGGCCGGCTCGACCTCAACCCGCTGGGATTCTGATGGCATTCGGGACGTGGACGGACGGCAACCAGCTCGGCGCGACCGACGTCAACACGAAGATCGTGCAGGTGTCGTTCGTCAACAAGCCGTCGGACGAGTCCGTGACCAGCTCGACCACGCTGCAGAACGACAACCACCTGCGCTTCACCGCCGCGGCGAACACGAACTACTGGATCAAGTCGTACATCATGGTCGACGGCGCCAACACCGGCGGCGGTATCCAACTCGGCTGGTACGGCCCGTCCGGCGCCACGTTCGATTGGTGCTCGGATGCGCTCGGCGACGACGCGGACGGGTTCGGCCCGGTGAGCCGCACCCGGCAGACCATCGGATCCGTCCCGGACATGCAGACCAACGGGGCGGGCACCTTCCTAATCGTCCCCGCCGTCGGCGTGCTGAAAGTCGGCGCGACCGCGGGCACGTTCGGCTTCCGGTGGGCGCAGTCGTCGAGCAACGCCACCGCGACGAAGGTCAAAGCCCTGTCCGGCCTGATCGTCACGAAGCTGGTGTGACATGGGGTTCAAGATCTTCAGCGTCAACGAGTACCTGACCAGCCCGGACGTCAACGCCTACCTGGCGCAGCAGCAGTTCGTCCGCAAGACCGCGAACGAGAGCGTGACCAGCTCGACCACCGTCCAGGACGACAACGACCTGGCCATGACCCTGGCCGCCAACACGGTCTACTGGCTCGACGGGATGCTCATCACCGATGGCGCCCTCGCCGGTGACTTCCGGCTGCAGTTCGTCGTCCCCTCCGGGACGATCCGGTGGCTGGCCAACGGGCCCGTCTCCGGCGCGACGGTCACCGTGACCGACGTGGACCGCAACTGGAAGGTCGGCTCAGCGACCACCGTCCTGGGCACGATCGCGTCCGGCACGAGCAGCATCGTCCACGTGGCCGGCATCATCCGGACCGGGGCGTCCGGAGGGACGTTCAAACTCCAGTGGGCGCAGGGCAGTTCCAGCGGCACCGCGACCCGGGTCTTCGCCAACTCGTTCCTGCGCTGCACGAGGATGATGCCCTGATGGCCGGCTTCAAGACGTTCTCGCTGAACGAGGTCATGGACGCGGCGGAGATGACGACGTACTTCGTCCAGCAGGCGACCGTCATCAAGGCCGTGGACGAGTCCGTGACCAGCTCGACGGTGCTGCAGGCGGACAACGAGCTGGTGATGGCCGTTGCGGCGAACACCGACTACTTCGTCGAGTGCTTCCTCATCTACTCAGCCGACCCGGCCGGGGACCTGAAGAGCGACTGGGATGGCCCGGCGGGCGCAACCTTCGACTGGGTGGCCGACGCCATCACCCCCACCGCCACGGCGACCGTCGACCAGGTGAGCCGCACCGCCCAGTCCATGTCCAGCACGCCGGCGCACGGCGGCATCACGAACAACTCGACGATCCTCGTCGCCCTCCACAAGGGCATGTTGCGCGTCGGGGGGAACGCCGGGAATCTCACCTTGACGTGGGCGCAGCAGGTGTCCAGCGCCAACGCGACTTTCGTCCGCGCCAACTCAACACTGATCGTCACGAGGGTCTCATGAGCAAAGCGAAGCCGGTCGACCTGCCCGCCGACCTGGTCGCGGTCGTCTACTACTGCGAGAAGTGCGACAGTAAGCACACCTTCGGCCGCGACTACATGGCCGAAACCGGCGCCTTCCCGGACGCGTGCCCCGGCTGCGGCGCGAGGCTCAACCAGGACGACCGGGTCGACCGCCACGAGGGCGACTCGGCCGAGACGCTCGAAGCGAGGAAGCTCGACCTGTTCGCCAAGCGCGGGCGTGCGCTGCCCGGCCGGCCGAAGCCCGACAACCCGCAGGAGATCAAGCAGCAGCGCATCCGCGATCTGGAAGGCGAACTGCGCCGTCTCAAAGGCGGCGGTGACGGTCCGGCGAGTGTCCGTCTTGGCCCGTAGGGGGTGCCCGCTGCGTCGCCTCGCCTGTTGGGTCCGCGCGTTCGACCGGCGCGTTGGCTACCGCGGCAGCGTGCTGCTGTTCTTCACGCTGTGGGCCGGAGGCAACGCTGTCCGTCTGGCGTGGCCCAGCCAGGAGGCGTTGGCGAGTCCCACGCTGGTCTACCTGGGGTCGATCGCGCCGCTGTGGCTGCTGGCCCTGCCGTGGGCGGTCGCCTCGCTGGCGAGCCTGGTGTGTGCGTTCCGCGTTGAGGACCGGTTGGCGTTCGGCGTGATGGCCGGAGTCATGGCATTCTGGGCCGTCACCTACCTGGCCGGCGCGGTCGTGGGCGTCATCCCGCAGGGCGTGTGGGCGTGCATTGTCCAGGTCGTCGTGGCCGGGCTGGTGCTGCGCATCTCCGGCTGGTCGGAACCCCACCGGGACACCTGATGGACACCGCCATCATCGTCTCCCTCATCGGCGGCGCGGTCGCCGTGGCCACTGCGGTCTACTCCGCCCGGAACGCGCGGCGGGCCACCAAGGAGCGGGCCGACCAGGATGCCCGGCTGGCCCGCATGTCCGCTGAGGACAGCGCGTACCGGCGGGCGGAAGCGTTCGACGTCGGCCTGCAGCAGCGGATGCAGGCCGAGATCAATCGGCAGGCCGGCGAGATTCGCGCGCTGCAACGGCAGGTGAACCGCCTGTCCAAGCAGATCAGGGAGGCCGGCCTGGTGCCGGTGAGTGGCGAGGAGGACCAACTATGACGGACACCTACGTGTGCAGTCTGCTGGCGAGCACGCAGACCATCCCGGTCACCAGCGACTACTACCTCGTGCGCTTCCCGTACGGCACCGAGTCCTACGACGAGCGCGGCATGCACAACCCCGACCAGCCGGACGGCGTGGTCTCCGCCTACCCGGATGCCCGGTCGGGCCTGATCTGGCCCCAGCATCACGCGTGGGCGGCGCTGTACGCGCTCCTGTACTGGGAGGCCGACGACTACACCGAGGTGCGGGACCGGTTCGTTCGCGACCCGCTGAACCTGTCCACCGGCTACGACTCGACGTGCACGCAGGACCGGGCCATCACCCCGGGCGGCCAGTACATCGCCAAGACCTGGGGCATGTTCGTCCACCCCGAGACGCCGATCGGGCTCATGGTCCGGCACAACGCGTCCACGCCGGTGAAGCTCGAACTCGCCGAATTCAAGATCGCCTATCACCTCTGAGAGGGTCGTCATGCCGTGGCTCGTCCAGCTCGCCGACGTCGCTCGACGTACCGGCTGCCCCGTCACCGAAGTCCCTGGCTGGCGCACCCGTGGCCACGGCCCGCAGCCCGAAGTCCAAGGGGTGGTCTGCCACCACACGGCCGGGCCGATCGCCGGCAACGACTACCCGTCGATGGCGGTGGTGCGTGACGGCCGCCGCGACCTCGACGGGCCGCTCTCGCAGTACGGACTCGGCAGGAGCGGCCGCATCTACGTGATCGCGGCCGGACGCTGCTGGCACAACGCGCCGTCGACCAGCCCCCTGCACGACAACAGCTCGAGCATCGGCATCGAGGCCGAGAACAACGGCAGCCAGCCCTGGCCCGAGCAGCAGGTCGACGCCTACCACCGGCTGTGCGCCGAGCTCTGCCGCGAGTTCGGGCTAACCGCCTCCCGGGTGAAGGCACACCGCGAGGTCAACATCAACAAGCCGGATCCGCACTCGCTGAACATGGCCGCCTTCCGCTCGGCGGTCGCCGCCCACCTCGCCGGCACCGTGTCGCCGATCCTCACCTGGACGGAGAAGCTCATGCAGGATTTGCCGCTCATCAAGCCCGGCGCCAACAACTTCGACGTCAAGACGGTTCGGGGCTGCCTGTTCGCCCGGGGCCACGTCCCGGGCGCCGCGTACGCCACGGTCGGCCTGGAGGCGTGGCTGCAGTCCACCAAGGCCGACGCCGGTCTCGTCGAGCTGGTGCGCGCCATGCAGCGCGCTGAAGGCCTCGACGACGACGGGATCGTGGGGGCGAAGACATGGCCCGTCCTGCTGCGCCTGGCGTAGACCCTCGGCCTGACGATCAGCCCGATTTCATGCCAGCGGATATACCACCCCCCGCCTGACCAGGCATACCGCCCGGCAGGTTCAAAAATCCGCCCTCACATGAGGCGGCACCCCCTGAAGGAGGGGCT